ACACCAAGGAAGTTATAACTATGCACCAGGCATAACTAAGAACTTTCTATACGATTGCTTACTGATGGTTACACCAGTACCAACTTCCTTGCAAGATAAATTCCTTGCACTAAGTTTCACTTTGCACTCTGTTAGTTCATCATCAGACTGTACAAAGAAAGAATCGTATAATCCAAGAGAGGCAAGGGGTTTATCCCAAATACCTTTTTCGGCAAATGCTCTGTTAATAACTGTTTTAATCATAAGTACTCCTTTATTACATTGAATTAAATTTCCCACTACGAAAAAGGTAGCAGGCTATTATAAGGGTGTCTAAACCTGTACACACTCAGCTTATTTTGGAAAGAGAGTGAAGTTCAACGAGAATAACTAAAAAGTTAAATTTCAACTAAATAAAAGAAAGTCAACCAAAATAAGGGGTGTGTAGGTTTACTATATATCACTCACACGCATTCTAACCCAATTTTTTTTTGGATTTTTTTATCTGGACTTTAATACCATTTGTTGTGTAAGTTATAGCATATGAAACGTAAGAAACGCATTTTAGAAAAATATGATAAAAAAACAGGTAAATGGGTATCTGTACCATTTGATGATGCAAACGAAGAAATGATACGTATCTATGAAATGATGGAAGCTGAATTAGAAATTGCAGCTAAACAAGAAGCAATGAAACTGGGGTTATACGAAATAAAAAATAAGAGCTAGCCTATAAGCGTAATAGATAAGCTTATTTATTACGTTTCTGTAGAAACTACGATTAAGTTATATCGTATAAGTTATATCTTATTTATACCCTACATTAGGAGAAATACAAAATGAAGATTATATATGATAAAATATTAAAAAAAGACAGAGTAGTTATTGGTACTAACACATACAACTTTATTGTAATACAAGGACCGAAGGATGCAGAAGGTCTTTTAAAAAGAGATAGATATAGAAGTTATTATACATCTACTAGAGGTTTACTGCAAGGAATGTACGATAAAAGGATTAAGAGTCATTTTGATAGTATAAGTATAACAAACCTTCAAAAAGCGTTTCTAGGTGCATATAACGACGTTATAGACGTATCTAAAGAAATAGAAGATGTAGGAAATAAGTTAATTAAGAGGAAATAAATGAAAAAAGCAAAGAATAAGCTTACTTACAAACAAATGTTGAGCATTTTAACAGGAATGGATAAACAAATACAAGACCAACAAATGCTAGTTTTCAACATAGATAAGCTATTACAAGAGTTTATAGAGTTTAAAGAAGAAACAGAACCCTTTAAAAAATTTTTAGAAAAAAAATATCAGGTTAATGATAAAGATAACAAAGAAGCTGAAGAGAAATAACTTTAAATCTCAAACGTTCCAGGTGTTTACTAAGCAAGAAGCTAAAGAACAAGGCTTAAAGTGGAAGCATTGGGGTGAAGCAAAGGAGGGAGAGTATGGGATATCAGACGATGGGTATGTTGCTGAGTGCATCTATCGCAAGGTATATGGCGAAAAAGTGGAATATACCTACCCGTATGGTAGACAATGGCTTACAGCGTGGGGGAAATTAGAGTTTGAACCGCATTGGAAGTCTAATAACTTCAGTACAATCTCTACAAAGAGCTATAATGACTTGGAAGTACGAAAAAAAGGTGCAGACTTAGCTATGGATGCGTATATAACGTACAAATTAGCAGGTAAATCGCCAGATTGGGGTGTCATAGGCAAGATATATAGGCCTGACCAAGATAATCCCGTGGTGGCTGCAAAAAGATTATTTAAAACGAAACAGGTAAAGAAGATGATACGAGATAAGTTGAAAGAAGTCTTGGTAGACAAGAATATTGACGAAGGCTTTGTATTAGATGTGATAAAAGATGCTATTGAAGTAGCTAAAGTAAAGGAAGACTCTGGTAATATGATACGTGCAGCTAAAGAGCTGTCTGAGTTTTTAGATATGAAACCTAAAACGAAACAAGTTACTGAATCGTTGGAAATGGATATGTCACATCAGATAGAAGCTAACTTTGAAACGCAAACAAAGAAATTAAAAGCAACCCAAACGAGACAGGTAAATGAAGAAGATAGTAATAATATCGGGCAACAAGACGAATCTGAGTGAATTGCTAGCAGTACTACAGGCAGTAGCAGAAGATTTTAAAGTAGAAATAGTTATACAAGATGGATAAAAAAGATATTTTATTAAAGATGCAGCAAGATATGCTGTTATTTGGGCGTATGGTAATGCCTAATATGTTTAGTAGTGAATCCCCTCCATTCCACTATGACTTAACAAAAGAACTACTAAACACAGACGAGAAGCAAATAAATATCATTGCACCTCGTGGTCACGCTAAGAGTTCAGTAGCAGCAGGGATATTTCCTTTGTTTCATTTAATGTTCACTCCAGGGGTAAAAGTGATTGTACTTGTATCCCGTACCCAATCCCATGCTACTAAACTCTTAGGTACCATTAAAGACGTCTTAGACTATTCGCAGGAGTTTCGATACTTCTTTGGATACTGGGGAATGCAGTCTGCACGTAAATGGACTAATACAGAAGTAGAACTAAAAGATGGTAGCTTGATTATCTGCAAAGGGACAGGACAACAGATACGTGGTATTAAACACGGAAACCAACGACCTACTCTATTAATCTTAGATGACCCTGAAGATGAAAACAATACCAAGACGTCTGAAGCAATGGAGTATAACCTTCGTTGGCTACTACAATCTGGAGTTCCATCCGTTGACCCATTAACGGGTAGGATAGTTGTTATTGGTACTCCCCAGCATGAACGATGTTTGGTGGAAACTTTAAAAGAGATGAAAGGGTGGAATACCTTAGAGTTTAGACCTAGCTTAGAAGAAAACCTTAGTCTATGGCCCGAAGTGTGGCCTATAGAAAAATTAAAAGATAAGAAAGAAGAATTAGAAAGTATCAACAGACTATCGGTGTTTTACAGGGAATACCTGTGTCAAATCGTTGGTGATGAAGATAATTTATTTAGAAAAGATGATTTACGATACTATGATGGCTACATTGAAAGAGACGAGCAGGGGTTGTCAACTCTCATCCTGACGAACCTTAATGGTGAGGAAGTAGAAGAGAGGAGACCTGTGAACGTGTTCACTGGCATCGACCCCGCATCTAGTACAAAGAAAGGAGCAGACTTTAGTGTTATATTCAATATTGCAGTGGATGGGGATAATAATCGTTTTGTCCTACCTTATTTTAGGAAGCGTGCTACTCCTTTGGATTTGGCTGATTCCATCATTAACAATTTTCAAAACTACAGAAGTAATAAAACGAGGATTGAATCGGTTGGGTATCAGGAGATGCTACGACAATATATCAAAGAAAAAGCAGAAGAACTAGGAATGTTTATCCCTGGACTAGAGATTAAAGAGAATCCTAGAACTAGTAAATCCTATAGATTGGAGAGTTTGCAACCTTTGTTTGCTAACAAGAAGGTACACATACAACCTAATATGCAAGCATTTGTAGACGAATTAACTCTATATCCACGTGGAAAGCACGATGATTTACTTGATGGATTCTTTTATGCTAACAAAAATTGTTACAAACCAGTACACGATTCTGTGGAATCAGAGAGAAAAACCTCGGTATATAGCAGAAAATCCAATAAATCTTGGAAGACTCTGTAGATTTCTCTTGACAATAACAACATTTTTCCCGTAATTTCGCTATAGTACAATTATGGATAAAAGCAAGTATTTTCTGCAATTTGATGATTTTATTCGCAAGATAGACGAATTAAACAAAGTAGAGATACCAAAAGGATACATAGCAATAGATGCCAAAAAAAATTCAAAAAAGAGTTCAAAGCACAAGGACACAGGGAAAAGATGATTTACGATTTGTGTTTGACTACGAATCTGGTGATGTTAATCAAGTTGAAATAGACGAAGAAGTACAACTAACTAGAGAATTATTTCATGATTACAAAAGTGCTAGAGAACTATGGGCACAAAAATTTCAAGAATCTGTAGAATTTAGAGCAGGTGCACAATGGACTAACGAAGAACGTGATACACTTGAAGCACGTGGTCAAGCACCAATCGTAGTAAACAGAATACATCCTATTGTAGAAACTGCTAAATCTCTTTTAACATACAACTCTCCTCAGTTTCGTAGTACTGGAAGAGAAGATTCAGATAGAGATACTGCTAAAGTATTTTCTGACTTGTTTCAGTATATATGGCAAATATCATCAGGAGACGAAGAATTGAAAAGAGCTATCGACGACTATTATGTTGGTGGTATGGGTGTATTACAAGTATATCAAGACCCTGATGCTGATATGGGTAAAGGTGAAGTGTATATTAAGTCTATTAATCCGCTAGATGTGTATATAGACCCAAATTCTAAAGATACGTATGCTAGGGATGCTGCAAATATTTTAGTTACAACTTATATGACCGATGAACAAGCAATGCAAATATATCCAGAGTTTACTGATATTATTGAACAATCTGCAATGCATCCTGATGAATCAGATGATTATCCAGTTACTAACTTAGCTGCTACAGAAGGTCAATTATTTACTACAGATGGAACTGAAACAGTACACAATAGAAGACAGTTTATAGAAAGATACTCAAAAGAAATGCATTCTTATTATAATTGTTACGAACCTTTTTCACAGCAAGAACATTTATTAGATGAAGAAGAATATCAAGAATATTTATCTAAATATTACATTAAAGTAAAAACTATTAAAGGTGAAGAGATTATTTTATTTGAAGAAGAATCTGTAGAAGAAATGTTTCAAGTTATAGAATCTACTGGAATGATGTTTCATTACGAACTTCCAGACCCTAAATTTGATGAAATGGGTCAACCCGTACAACAAGCACCTATAAGAGTACCAGGGGAAGAAGATGAAAATTCAATACCAGGTAGTACTACTGTTTTAATACCTATGACTGTTGAAGAGTTAATTGGTACAGGCGTTATTGTATCAAATGCTATTGAAGAGTGTAGAGTAAAAATGGTTGTTAGCGTTGGAGATAAAAAACTATATGAACGCTTACTACCAACAGAAGATTATCCAATTGTACCTTTAATGAATGTACATCATAGAAATCCATTTCCTGAATCAGATGTTCGTTTATATAGACCTTTACAAGAATACATTAATAAAATTCGTTCATTGATTATAGCACACGCAAGTACTAGTACTAATGTAAAGTTATTAATTCCTAGAGGTTCTGCTGACTTAAATCAAATAGAACAAGAATGGAGTAAAGCAGGTACAAGTGTTATTGAATTTGATGCAGAGTTAGGTGCACCGATTGTGGCTGGCCCAGTCCCGTTACCAAATGAGCTTTATAAAAATGAAGCTGATGCCAAATACGACTTAGAATATGGATTTGGTATTTTTGAATTAATGCAAGGTAGTGGTAGAAGTGCACCGTCTACCTATAGAGGGACATTAGTTGTAGATGAATTTGGCCAGCGTAGAATTAAATCAAGAAGAGATGATATAGAAGGTATGTTAAATCAAGTTGCTAAAGTTGCAATACCATTAATGCAGCAATTATATACAGAAGAAAAAGTAATTAGATTAGTTCAACCTAATGGTAATGAAAAAGAAGAACGATTTAACTTTTATAAAGAAATGGATAATGGAGATGTCAAACGTTTTCACGATATAGGTGTAGGTAAGTATGATATTGTTGTAGTGTCTGGTTCTACTTTACCAACTAATAGAATGGCTTTATTAAATACTTATATGGAAATGTATAAGATGGGATTAATAGACCAAACAGAAGTATTGAAAAAATCAGAACTTGTAGACCTAGATGGAGTAATGGAAAGAAGTGGCCAAATGAAACAAATGCAACAACAAATGCAAGCAATGGCAGAAGAATTAAAGAAAGTCAAGGGCGATTTACAAACTGCTCAACGTGAAGAAGTTCACGCTAAGAAACGACTAGAAGTAGAAAAATTCAGTGGAGAGTTAGATAAAGTATCTAACAGAGCTGATATGGCAACTACGCTTTATAAAGCAAGGTTGAACGATGCAAAACAACAGTTGATGAACTCGGAAATTAGTCAAGAGGATATAGAAGACGTTAGTGTTTTTGAACCAATGACTGAAGAAGAGAGTTAACAAGGAGATAAAATGGAAGAAAATACAATGGACAGAGTAGATGAGCAAGCAGTAGAAGGTGTTACGACTGAACCGACAGCTGCTTCAGAAGACATTTTTAACGAAATATTTGGACAAGCACAAGAACAGGTTGCTCCTGTAAGCCAAGAAGTAGTTAATAGTGAACCTGCTGAGACTCAGACTGCTATGGAACCAAAGAACGACCCTGACCAGTTTCAATACTGGCAAAGTCAAGCAGATAAACGTGCAGCAGAAGTAGATTTATTGAAATCACAGATGGCCGAAGTTATGACCAAAGTGAGTCAACCTACACAAGCAGCACCAGTAGAGAAGGAAACAGTGTTAGAGAAACCTGTTAAACCATCAAAGCCTGCTGACTTCGACCGTTCTGAAGCTTTAACTGACCCTGATAGTGCATCAGCGAGGTATTTAGCTAAGCAAGAATCTTATTTGGAAGCTATGTCAGAGTATGTAGCAACTTCAAATGAAAGAGTTATGCAAACGATGACTAAAGCACAACAAGAGCAACAAGCTATTGCAAGAGACCAGAAAGTTATGACAGACTTACAGTCTAAGTATAACTATACTCCTCAGCAAGCTAGTGATTTTGTTGCACAAATGTCATCACCAGATTCATTATCGTTAGATAATTTGGTGCAACTTCACCAGTTGAAAATGAACAGTGGTTCACAACAGGTTACACAGATAACCCCAGAAGCTCAACAGAAAGTGGCAGTGATGAATCAACGTAATGAAAAGCTAAGTATACCAAAACCTATCGGAGTCCAGCCAGGAGCTAGTGACCAGTCGCCAACTAAAAACATAGAAGATAAAATGATGGATGCGATGATTGGAAATTTCAATAAGCGTAATCCATTTTAATTAAGGAGAAGGCAAAATGGCACAAGACGCAAACGGAATATTCTCACCTAGCATTGGTGTTACACCTCAAGGTGTTTCTATCAATGATAGCAGAAGAATATTTAACTTCGGCGAGAGAGTCGCTGAATTAAACCCAGCTGCTTCACCTTTCTTCGCATATTTATCAAAAGTAGCTAAGAAACCTACAGATGACCCTGTATTTAAATTCTTAGAAAAAAGACA